TATCGTTGTTTTGAATAATACAGCAACTCTACAACGTGGCGAAGGATTACCTGACGTAACATGGGAAGGTTACATAAACGCATTACCTTTCCACTTCACAGACTATGTTACTACTATAAAATTACGTAGAGCAGATACAGGATATGAAATAAGCGGCACTGTGTCATTAAGTTCGAATGATCCTAGAGAGCTTGATATTAATTTTGATACTGATAGCACTCCGAGCGATACACTTTTAGAAGGTGAAAATGGCACTAGAGGCACAGTGGATTATATTGTAAATCCTAGGAATTTTGATCCAAGAAACGTAAGTAGTGAAAGCCCCCGTATTTTACTTCTAGAAGCTATCAATACAAGTGTTAATGTAGGCCAGGATGTAGGTTCTACTCCAAACAATTACGTGTATGACGGACCAGACGCATGGAAGAATGCAGACGGGAGTGATTTCGTTGCAGGTGCTAATGATATAGTAGAATGGACGGGCACGAAATGGAATGTAGTATTCGATGCAAGTGTTGCAAGTTTAGATAGTACAATAATATATACAACAAATATAAACACCAATATACAATATAAATTTGACCCCGACGAAGGCGAATGGTACAAGGCATTTGACGGAATTTACCATCCGGGAACATGGCGTCTAGACTACAATTGATAATATATATTATATGAGCAATATTAGGTGTAGCGGAGCAATGATTTATTCTCTTGCTACTAGACGATTTTTATTTTTATATAGAAAACAAAGTAAAAACAGCAATGTGTGGGGATTAGTTGGCGGCACTAACGAATATGAAGAGTCTCCGGGCGAAGCATTATATAGAGAAATTGACGAAGAAATAGGTAAAGTAAACATACTTAAAACAATACCTATCGAAACTTTCACAAGTAGAGACAAACGTTTTAAATATTATACTTACGTTTGTACAGTTGAAAACGAGTTTATACCTAAACTAAATGACGAACACTCTGGTTATGCATGGGCAAGTTATAACGACTGGCCTCAACCTTTGCATCAAGGTATAGTAAAAACATTGAAAAGTAAAGTAATTAAAAATAAGTTTGAGACAATTTTTTCAGTGCTTCATTAAATGTCAATGTAATTATACAACTTAGGTTTAATAATTTCGTTTTGTTCTAGCCACTCAACAGCAAGTTTTTTTACATTATTATCACTGCTTTCGCTAAATTTACTGCTATCACTCAAGTGATCTAAATGATCATATAACATTTTTATAGCATCTCTATCCTGTTTTCCACTTAGCTTGATACGATTAAGTAAATCAAAAACCACTTGATTACCATGAGTAGTATTCATTCCAAATGTCATAAAGTTCTCACTTGTCGAAGTTATGAAGCACAGTAATAGGTTTTCCTAAATCTGGTGCAGAGGTAAATTGCAAATAATAACCATCTAAATAAGGACCGGTGCTAGATCCTGCTTTTAAAATAAATCCAGTGCCTGCTACATAGTTTGCAATGTTTGCGCCTGATGTATCAACTCCTAGTTCGAGTCTATTTGCTGCAGGAACGCTTTCAATATTATGACTTCCCGGGGACGACGAATCGTCAGTGTTTAACAGTTCTAGGTTATCGTCAGTGCTACTTTCAACCTGACTTACATACACTAGATCGCCTTGCGATAATCCATGATTAGTAGCTGTTTGTATTACAGTTGTAGTGCCGACACTAATAATAGAGTCAATTTCGATTCTATTACCGGGATTTTGAACTATTGTATAGTTAGTGGTTGCTAATTGAAAAACATTTTCAACAAGCACTATAATATTTTGCGCCGCTGCTGGATTTGGGTAATCACTGTCACCGCTTGCTAATGGACCAAAAATAGTTTCAACAGCATCACCGTATCCTACTGTTTGCTGTGTGATAGTGGTAGGCTCTTTAAAGCGCATTTTACGTAAAGCGCCATTTTGATAACATTCAAACTCATTACTTGTTGTGTTGTAACGTATATGACCTTCAGTATAGCTTGTAGTAGCATCTGCTGTTGTACCTTTAGGTACTAACATCATATCTGTACTATCTAATACAACTTGACCGTTGATATCGTAGATTACACCTTTACCTTCAACAGCAGCTCTGTTTGTAGTTTGACGTTTTAAGTATCTCATTATGCCACCATATAACTAATTGTAGCAGACAAACTTGTGCTTGCATTGTTAAACGTAACTACATCGGTTTCTTCTATTATAATTCTAGAAAAATCCCATACAAAAGTATCGCCTGCATCTACAGTAACAGAATTTGCAACTCTGTTTTCGTTATCAACTGATTCGCCATCTGGCCTAAAATGCAGATCAAATGATTGCGAAGAACCTGAGTTGTTACAAACAATTATATTCAAAATTGCATACTTTGTACTTGCTGGCACAGTCAATATGTCAGTGTTACCTGCTGCTAATGTTGCGTTTGCTATTGCCATTTTTTAAATCCTTAAAATAACATTGCAAAAAGCAATGCTTTATCTTTACTTATAAGTTCACTTGATGTGCCAGCACTGTTAATGAAGTGTAAACCTGTGTTACCTGCTCCGACTGTATCACCATAAACTTTTACACCTTCGCTAGGAGCAGTTGGAGCTGATGCATCTTCTGCTTGGAATGTAGTGTTTGTAATAATAATTGCATCATCTGCTCTAATACTTCCTGTACCGCCGGCACTAAGAATAAGATCTGCACTTGTACTGTCCGCATTAAGCGTTGAAATTTGATTATCTTGTATTCTTATATTATGAAGCTCTGTACGATTAGAATAAAAATTAAATGGATTTAATCCATCTACTTCTACTGCTACTCTACTTTCTTGCAAAGTTACATCTTCGTCTAGCGCTCTTACTTTCGTATCAGCACTGACAATTTGATTAGCCCCTGTGACTGTAAGTCTATATGTAACTAGATCATTTACTGCTTTAGCGTTTGGTATAGCATCATCATCTATGATATAGCCGCCGCCAAGATCTACAATTATTCCGCCTGCATAACGATAAACGTTTTCTTCATAATTTGCTTCGCCAGCTACAGAAATATGACTACCAGGTGTAGTTAAATATAACGTGCCTTGTGCATGAATACTGTTTGTGCTTAATGGCAAGTGTGCACCTGTAGAGTCTTCTAGTTTAAAACTACCAGTGCCTGACGAGCCAGCAGTGTAAAATGCTGTTTGTTCATCAAAAACAATACGTGCATTATTAAGACTACCTCGGTCTAATTCAACTCCTGACTTATAATTAACAGATGCGTTTATACCAGCACCAGTTTCGCCATCGTTTAAAACAATTATATTATCGTCTATTGTAACAGTTTCTGATTCAACAGTAGTAGTTGTACCAAGAACTTGTAGGTTTCCTTTAATGACAGTGGTTCCTTGTATAGAACCACTGTCACCTGTGGTGTCAAGGGTAATGGTTCCTGAAGAACCGTTATCTACAACTATACTATAATCGTCGTTATGTACTCTAACAATCCTTGACATGTTTTACCCTTAAATTGCAGTAAGTCTTAGAATAGACTCTGTTGAGTCATCTTCAGTAGCCCATGTATAACGATTGCCATCATAGTCTATAGCAGTTCTGTTAAAAAGCTTTGCAATTGCAATTGCTCCGCCACCAGCGCCAATGCCAATAAGTTGACATTCAAAGTTAGCATTAGGTGCAGAACCGTCTGATGTTAGTCTACAAATTCTTGTGATTGTATCACCGTCGTTTGAACAGTTAAATTTGTTTGTGCCTCTTTGTGAAAGTATTTTACCTTCAATTAAACTAGAGCCATCGTGGAATCTAATTGGAATAGTTGGCGTAGCGTCAACACCTGTTGCGCCAAAATTTCTTTTATTTACTGGACGTCCCATTTTTTTCTCCTTTGTGACGTTCTAGGTCTACGCTGTGGGTACAGCATAAGTCCTCATCATTGAGGTTCTCTCTATGACATTGTATTTATCAACATAAGAGAAAAGGCATGCTGCAAAACAACATGCCTTTTTCTATAAAAAAATAGGTGAAGGATTAAGGATTACCTTCAATGGGTCTTTGGCAGACTCCTGTCTACTCGACCCAAACCTACCTGCATCTGCTAAGACGGGAAGCTATCCCCTTCGGTATTACTTTATCCGCATCTGCCACGGATTATTCAGTCAACCTATATTGTAACAACGTCTTGTTACATTGTTTAATATACAGTCTTTGTTTATAAAGTCAACCAAAAAAAGTCAAAAAAATAGGGCCCGTAGGCCCTATTTTATAAAATAAACTTAACTTAGCTAAAGGATACGTTACCGTTAGTAATAGCAACCTCAGCTAGGTAGTCACCAGCGTTACCTAGCGACGAAGCAGTGTTAGAAAGCTCAACATAGCCGTAGCGTGTTAAGAAGCTAACTACTGGTTCGAATGTGCTAGGATCTAGTACCACACCACTTGACATTAGCGGGATGTATGGGCAATAGAACGCTGCTGCATCAGACTCAGAAGAACCTTTGTAACCAACAAGTACAGCTTGGCCGTCACCTGCATAAGTGTTTACGTAGATCTTCATAGCGTTGTTTAGAGTACCAACCATCTTTGTGTTAGTTGGTGCTTCAAAAGTACCTTCAGTTGTACGAGCGAACGCAGAAGTAGTTGCAGACTGAAGAATTGTAAGTGCGAATGGACTTACAACTGCCCAGTTACCTGCGCCACGACGTGTACGCTGTGCAATTAGGTTAGCTGCACGGTTGATTTGAACTGCAAGTGCTGCGTGCTCGTCACCAACGAATGTAGCTGTACCAGACACTGCTGCCTGATCGTATGTTTCAACTGTACCAGCAAGTGTACCTAGGCTAGCTAGGATCTCTTGGTCGATTTCAGCTGTAATTTCTTGTGCTAGAGCAGCCATGATCTCAGCTTCAACATCAATACCATGCTGTGACTGTGCATCCTGTGCAGCTTCAAAAGTCCAGCGAGCGGATAGCTTACGTGACTTAGCTTCAACAGTTTGCTTTAGGATCTGAATGCTTAAACGGTTACCAGCGGAACCTTCTAGGTTAGCTGTGTTAGCACCTTTACCTGTAGAAGTGTTACCGGAGTAAGCTTCTGCAATCTTGAATGGTGAAAGTGCTTCTTCACCTGCAACTGCACCACTTGCACCAGAACCAGCTGTGTCGCTGTAGCGAACACGTAGAGTGTGGATCTGACCAACTGGACCTGTCATTGGCTGTACACCAACGATTTCGTTTGCAATTACAGTCGGCATTACACGTCTGATCACTGGTAGGATCACACGGTTAAGGGTAGCAACGTTACCTGCACCAGTTGCACCAGCAGTCGCGGTTTCCATCAAGTGCTTACGAGTGTTTTCGAGAGTTGCTTCCATTACGGATTTTTTGTTACCGTTTAGGCCTTCAAGCAAAGCACTTTTAGTGTCGTGCCAGCGACCTTCTAGTAGTTCTGACATAATTAATCTCTCCTTATTTTAAGCCTGCAAGACGCTTGATGTCAACGACATTATTATCGTCTGCTGTAGAACTAATGTTATTAATTGTTTCTTTGTTGCCTGTTACTTCTTTGCCTTCTGTTAATTTTGCCTTATTACTAGCTGCTGCTTTAGGAGCATCTCCATCAATAACCGCAGGTAAGTACTTGTTAAACGCTGTTTCTAACTTAGCAGTTTGTACACTTTCTAGTAGATCAGTCATTATTTCTTTTTGCTTTCTGCTCAAAGGTGATAGCAACTCATTTACTTTTTCTGTGCGCACTGCACTCTCTTTCAGAAGCTTGATTTCAGTATTCTTGCTTTCTGACAATTTCTTAGCTTCAGCTATTTTTTCTTCAGCTTCTTTAAGTTGTGTCTCTTTTTCAGCCACAATATTAAGAAGTCTTGCAGTTTCGGACTTTTTATTTAAATGACTACCAACATATTCTTGCTGGAATGATTCAAACAATCTGCGTCCAAAATCATTTTGACGTGCTATTGTGATATCTTCTTTCAACTGAGAAAGTTCAGTCTTTAATGATTCACTTACAGTTTTGTTAACTAGTTTAGCACTTGTCTTGATAAAGTCTTTCTTTACTTCATCAAATGCGTTTCTTGATTCACGCATCAACTTAACTTTTGTTTCAGCTAAGTCTTTCTTATCTGTATAGAATTCTGAAATCTCTTTAGTAAGAGCTTCAATTACAAATTCTTCTAATTTTTCAAACTTTGCTGCAACTTGTTTTTGATCTTCATGTAGTTCAGAAACTTCTGCACTTAGCTGTTCCATGATAAAGCCTTCAAGCTTTTCAGAGTGGTCACGCATTGCTACAGCATACTTTGCCTTTGCTTCTGCTAATTGCTTACGATCTTCTTGGAATTCTGCAATTTCACCAGCTAGTGATTCTTCAAGCATCTTGTCAATAGATTCAACCATTGTCTGCTTATCGTGCTCATATTTACGTGCAAATTCTTCACGAAGCTCAGCAGTTACCTGCTTTTTGTTTTCGTCAATTTTTTTATTCCACGCATCTTCTATGTCGGCACGAATTTCTTCCGATACTACATTATTTTCAAATAATGTTTTTAGTGCATCCAACATATTATTCTCCTGTTATTGGAGACCACTGATTATATTAACCAGCGATTCTTTTAGATATTTTTGTGCCTTTGCATCGTCTTGAACTTCTCTGCCTAATTGTAATGCCTTGTATCCGCCTTTAGTATTCAGTAAATGTTCATAAATTGGACTTGGATAAGCACTAGGAGCACTTGGTTGTGCAACAATATCAACTGTTACAATTTCAAAATCGCTTACTTGCCCTGATCCGTCTTCTTTTACGTTACCTGAACCTCTGCTGGAAACGCCTAGCTTTACACCGCCTTCGAGCAATGTTCTTACTAGTTGTCCCATTGGTGTTTCTAAAATCTTTAGTTTCCCAAAACCTTTTGAGTCTTCACACCACATACCTTCGATCATGTGCGAAACACGATCAAGGTTGATGTTAAGACCGTCGGGATGATCAACTTCACCGAGAACCGAATAGCCGCCTTTAATTTGTTCATTAACAGTTTCGACAGCTTTCTGAATTTCATTCACAGGATAAACTCGTTGGTTAGCGTTTTTTACGCCACCTTCGATGAAAATTCCTTTCATGAACAAATTCTTGCCTTCATTAGCAGACTCGACAACTATTTTGGCCTCGTCATATGTAAGGTTTTCTACTAAGTTGATCATCCCGATTCCTTTGTTTAGCTACCGATTGGTGAGCTAGCTTTGTTGTCTTCGTGTTTAGCTTTTGGAGCCGCACTCATTTTTTTGCCTTTATCGCCAGGAGCATTTTCAGCATCTACGCCCATGTCTTCAGCAGTTGGTGCTGCACGACCTTTTTCGTCGCCGCCATAGCTTTCGTTAGCTTCGCCGCCCATGTCATTTTTGCTTGCAACAGCTGATTTAGAATTGTCAGCAGTTGGGTTTTCCGGCTTTGGAGCAGGTGTGCTATATTCGTCTAGCTTTTTCATGTAGCGCTTCATCATGTCTGACTCACTAACAGGATCTTCGTCTTCTTCAGCAGACTCTTCCATGTCGTCGTCTTCAACATCGTCTGCTAAATCGTCTGCTGGATCACCGCCCATGTCTTCGTCTTCCATGTCCATGTCTTCGTCTTCCATGTCGTCGTCATCCATGTCCATATCTTCGTCGTCATCCATTGCGTCAATTGCAGCTTCAAGTTCAGCTTTGAGATCGTCTAGCTGTGCTTCTAAGCTATCTATTTGATCTTGCATGTCGCCGCCTTCCATGTCGTCATCCATGTCGTCCATGCCCATTTCCATGTCAGGACCTTCCATGTCGTCGTCGGCTTCTTCGATATCAAAATCTTCTTCGATATCAAAATCTTCTTCGATATCAAAATCTTCTTCGATATCAAAATCTTCTTCAAGATCTTCGTCAGCATCTTCTTCTAGTTCTGCATCAACATCTTCTTCGATTTCTTCATCGTACGTGTCATTTTCAAGTAAAGACTCGTAAATGTTTCTCGACTTTTCCACAACAATTTCATGGAAAAGATCTTTTGCGCCCTGCACGTCTTCGTTAACAAGACGCTCAAGCATTTCTTCAAACTTATTAGTTTTAGCCATTGCTATATCCTTTCTAATGCATAAAATGCCTACTATTATACACAGGAAAAAATACTTTTATAAAAAAAATTTTACAAAAGGAATTTCGAGTGAATGATTGTAAACTGTCATGTTATTTACGTATTTTATTAAAAAAGTAGTGTTTATACGTACTTTTTTGGTATATTTTTTTATTACTCTGGTATGTTAAAACGTTAATTAAATAAATTTATAAATGTTTCTTTGTGCAGTGTTTGTAAATTACTAAATTTTAAATCTTCTGGCATGAATGTATCAGGCTCTACTACTCTAACAAATTGAACTTTTGTATGTTGCTGTATTACAGTTTTAGTTTGTTTAAGCCAATTTCCGTGATAAGTTGCACCGTCAGTTGACTTTTTATAATTGTTTGTATCTGCATACATGTTATTAAATTTTGAGCCATTGTTCAAACCTTTGTAGTCAAAACCTAAGATATAGATGGTTTTAGCGCCGTTTTCTATTGCTAAATTCAAGGCTGTAGGCCCACTACTCCAACCTTTACTAGGCTTAAAATAGTTTAAATTTTTAAATTTTTCGTAAGCTTTGTTATAATTTGTCCATACAGAATTGTGTACGTTGTACCCTTCTCTGTTTATTTCCATTACCATTTTTACGTCAACAGCTATCAAATGATGAGGCCTGTGATTGCGATAAAGAGCATTACACCCATACACAATCCCGTGATTCATTAATGCGTCTATATCAATACCACGCCTACTTGTTCCGTTGCCTATTACAAACGCTGTTACTCCAGAAGTTTTAGGAAGTTCAACAGGTTTTTCTATTATATTAGGTTGGGATATTGGATTATTTTTGCGTTCTCTTTTAAGTTTTTTCTGTTGTAATTTACGCTTAAGAGATCTATACTCTTCTTTGGTATACTTGCTTTTATCAATTTTGCCCATGGTATTTAGATAGATGCTTGATCAGGGACCTTATACATATCACGTATTTTAGAAAGTTCTTCTTGTTTTTCAGAATTATGAAAATCGCTAGCAAGGCGTGCACGATTTATGTCTTTCAGACATAGCCTAGTAACTCGTGTATCCGACGGATCAACAACAGATTGATCGTAGCTGTTGTCATAGCTAGGATCTTCTACATTCTCTAGGTTATCGTCAAAATAGAAAAATTCTCTTAAAAACATAACTTTATTTATTCCTAAATTCCGCCTGCGCCGCCTGCTGGGGGAGTTTCCCCTGCTTCCGGCGGAGATGTTGCTGTTTCTGGTGCAGTGCCTTCTTGTGGTACTGCATCTCCTAGATCATCTCCCGGTGCTTCAGTATCTAGTGCTCCTAAATCAGCACCGATGCCAGCGCCACTGATGCCAGCTGATCTCATTTCTGCACTAGGGTCCATAGCAGCAGCATCAGCGTCTTCACCGTTTTCTTCTTGCCACAATATTTCGTTTTCTTTGATTTCTTCTTCAGTAAGACCTAAGAAACGACTCATTGCAAATCTATTTGAAATATATGGTAGAGCAGCCATTTGTCCGAATGTTGGAACTCTTGCATTATCTAGTTCTGCTTGTCTATAACTTGCAAAGTTTTGTGGCTTTACAAATGTCAAGTCAAACATTTCAGTGTCAATGTTAACGCCTTTTTCTAATAGATATCTTTTAAATTCTCTATTAAATGTTTCTACAAGTAAGCCTTGTAGTCTTTCACAGTAAGTGTTGAAACGCAGTTCTTGAATGTATGCTGTACCAACTCTACCGTCTTGGAAATTATTTGCACCGTCATCTGCGCCGGTTGGCAAATAGCTCGAAGGAATACGTAGTCCACGCACAAGTTTGTTAGTAAAATAGCGTAAGTCGTCGATCTCACCAAGGTTAGTACCGCCTGGTAGTGTTTCTACTTTAGAACCTCTACCTTCTGCTGTTTGCGGGAAGAAGTAGTCTTCGTTTATGCTAAGTGGGTTGTAGCTTGAATCAATAACATTAGTGCCGCCACCTGTAGCACTTGGTATTCTACGTTGATGAATTTCTGTTTTTACTCTTTCTACAAACTGCATAGCTAAGTGTGCAGGCATGTTACCAACGTCAACGTAAAATACTCTACGTTCTGGTGCACGCTGTACTCTATAGATAATAATTGCGTCTTCTAGCAATTCTTTCTGCTTGTAAACTTTGAATACAGTTTCTAACAAACTATTACCAAACGGAAAGTTGTTGTCTAGTCCTTCGCTCAAACTTAGATGTAAAACATGTTCAGCACCTACGCCAAGTTCTTGTTGTTCTCTGTAAAATCTAGAACCAGCTTGTTGAGCAGCGTTGCCTACCATACCTCGTGCTCCGCCAGTAGCGTATGCAGGATTACCGCCTTGTATGTTTCCGCTGGTTTGATGAGGTGTAGTTGCAATACCTTCTACAAAATTAAAGTTGATGTCTCTAATTACATATTGTTCAGGTGTTTTGCCCTGGCTCTCGTTTACAATAATTCTCGAAACTTTAGCTGGATCTATATGATAGAGTTTTTTAGTTTCTGGATCTCTTAAGAATATTTCGTCACCGTACTTAAACACGTTTCTAAAAATTCTAAACATTCTAGTGTCGAAGTCATTTAGTTTGCACCACTGCCTCATGTACTGCGTAAGTATTTGTACTTCTGAACTAGTAGCAGGTTTGTTAAATTCAAAATCAAAATGATTACCTTGATGATTTTTTTGTGTACAAAATTCTGCTAGGATGTCTAGTGCAGCATTTACCTCACTGTCCATGTCCATGGTATTGTACTGACCATAACGTTCAACACGGTTAGGTGAACCGACGTACACGTCTGGCAAATAGCTACTGTAGTTTGCACTAGCTGGTCCGCTTGCATTTGTAGATGCGCCGCTTATAGGACTAGCAGAACCGTCATAGGGTGTAAAATATTTTTTCCAACTCATTGCATTTCACTTGGTTTGATGTTATATTTATGTTAATATTAAACGTATTTAAAAAAGTATAAGTAAGTTTGATGGCTGACAAAAAGACAAAAAAACCAAGACCTGTGCACGTTGACCAAAGTAATCCCGGTCCTATGCTGACTACAGAACAGTACGAAAAGTATTACGGAAACAAACAAAAAGGTAAAAAAGATGACAATCACGACTCTTAAACTGATCACAGGCGAAGAGATAATCGGCGATGTTACACAAGAAAACGATTCTGAGATTGTTGTAATGCGTCCAGTTACAATGGTAGAATCTGAAGAACCTGGCAGTATAAGTCTTGTACCATGGATCTACAGTATAGACATTGCAAAACCTATAACTATAGATAAAGACAAAGTGTTTTTAACAGCAGTTACTGACATTCGTTTTGCAGATAGTTATTCTAAGTATGATAGCAGTCTTACTACTGCACTTGAAGAATTAGAAGCTGAAGAACAGTATGCCCAAGAAGAACTAGACGAAGACGATACTGTAACTATTCACTAACGAGCTCCCGGATTAAATGCTACTATCCCGCCTGTTTGTTGCGCAGTTGTGTTTACCCTATCATTAGCAGCAGCATTTTGCATTAATGAAGTATTTAATTTTTCTGCCATTAATGCTTGATTTTGATTACCTATGCGTAGTATCGGGATTAATTCTGAAATTTTGTCAACTAGATCCAATATAGCTTCTTGAACTATATTTGGACTAACTTGCTGCCCTGCTAAGACGTTTCCGCCTGGTTGTTCATCGAGCATTTTTGCTCTTTCATCGTTAATTAGGTCACGTTCTGCAGCTCTTAGCGTGTTAAAATCTAAGGCCTCTTCATTACTAACTTGGCCGCCTGCGGCTAAGGTATCAATGGTGCTTTCTAAGGCAGAAAACTCTTCGAGCAATGATCTTTGCTCAGGCGTTAGGCCTTGTTGGCTTTGTAGTCTATCTAATATTCTAGACATTGCTGTTGCATCAGATTGAATAGAGCCTGGTTCATTTTCTGCTGACCTTAGCATTTCTTTTACTTGTTGGGCTGTGCCTAGCATCACTTGAGAAAGTGGTATTAAGCCCCTTAAACCGTTTACTAAAATACCGTCGTTTGGATCTAAAAGTTCTGCTATACCTAAATTAACTTCTTTTGATGCTTCTGCTAGTAAAACCTGATTGTCTATAAGAGCATCCATTGTCTGATCGACACCTTGTATTCGACGGTTGATATTTTGTTGAGCATCAGTTCTTTGCATACTAACAAACATAGGGTTTTGCGCAGTGCCTAATATAGTTGCTCTCTGTCGTTCTACATCTCTACGTAAGAAACCAAACTCGCTGCCTAAGTATGGAGCAAATCTACCTAACTGCTGCATAACACCAGCAGACTCTTGAGCGTACACTTGTGCAATTCTATCTTCCATTGCCCTTATTTCTTCAGCACTTGCACCGCTTGCTATCATTGCGCTCATTTGTCCTAGTAGAGCAGTGGTCATAGGCTTCAATGCAGCTTCGATTTCATTTCCAGGTGTAGGCAAGCCGACGCCACTTAAGAATCCTTCAGCAAGGTCGCTTGCGCCTATAGCAGCTAGAGTATTACTAAATCTAATAAGATTTTGTGTTTGTCTTGGATTTGTTATTAGATCTAACTGTCTTGCGAGAAGTGCAGGAGTGTTTACCATAGATTCAACTGCTCGTTGTTGAGCTTCGACACTCATACCTGTAGTCTGTGCAAGTAGTTTTTGATTTTTAATGTTTTCTTCTATTACGCTGTCAAGTGTTTTTCGGTTTTCTTCATTAGCTAAGAATACAGGACCTAACAAAGCAGATTGAGCTGCCAAAGTAAAGGTTAGTGTGTCTAACTCTATACCTAAAGCTTTGAAATTTTCCAAAGTCTCTTGACCAAATGCATCTTTAACCTGTTCAAAATTTTCTAACACGTCGTCTGGTAATCCTCCAGACGCTCTTAATAATTCTACCTGACTGCCTAGTTGTACAAGTTGATCTTTATTAATTTGTAGATTAGCAGCAAGCTGGTCAAATTGTTGAATAGTATTAAGAATTGTTCCTTGATTAGCAAGAGCTTGCGATCTGTAAAAACTATCTTCTGCAATGTTTGCAAGTTGTGCTACTTGGCTCGTTAGGTCATCACCGAACACGTTGCCTGCTCTAAGTACACTACCTTGCGTATTACCTCTAGTTTCTTCTATTGCTGTGCCAACAACTTTAATTCCTGTTGTTAAGGTATTCACAACCTTTCCAAAGATTGCTGCTGTACCAGTTGCCGCCGTATTGACGTTATCCATGCTTTCTGATGCATTATTAGCATTCGTAGCTAGTTGGTTTGAAAAGCCGCGAGATTCCATTGCTTGGAATAAAGAATTAGCAAAGCGATCATAATCAAACTCGTCCATTATTTTTCCTGCCTATTTTAATATGTTAAATACATATAGCTTATTTAGTGAGAATATAATGTCCTCTTTTTTAGAAAAATACAAAAGACAAGCAAAGTTATATATAGACTTACCTAGCAGCGGTATTTACTATGATGATTCTGTAGTGCAAGATCAGCAGTATGTTCACTTACCGGTGCATGCTCTAACCGCTGCTGATGAAATTACTATAAAAACACCAGATATTTTGTTTTCAGGACAAGCCACTGCTGATATAATAAAAAGTTGTGTACCTTCTATTTTAGATCCCTGGAAATTAGTCAAACCAGATGTTGATTATATTTTGTCGGCTATAAAATTAGCAACATATGGGGAAACTTCATCTATGACTGTAACTTGTCCTAAATGTGGTACAGAAAGCGAAGCTGAAATAAAGCTACAAGATGTTTTAGATTTTTACGAAAATGTTCCGCAAGAACATGTTTTTTCTTATCAAGATCTAGAAATACAGCTTACACCTGTAACATACACTATTATCACTAAGCTTGGCCTAGAAATGTATAATTTACAAAGAACATTAGTGCAAGTACAAGCTAGCGATATGACCGATGAGGAAAAAACAGATCATTATGCAAAAGCTGCTAACGAGATGAAAAAAGCAGCAGTAAGGGCATTAGTTTATTATGTGACATCGATATCGTCTAAAACTTCTGATGATGTAGAAGATAATAATGAAGTAATAAATGATTTTCTTTATAATAACGATAATTCTGTTGCTACACTTTTTACAAAAGAAGTAGACATATTTCTACAAAAATTGTCGTTTCCAGAACAGTTTTTACCCTGTTCTAATGAAGAATGTGATCATACGTTAAATGTAAAATACAGCAGTGATTACTCAACTTTTTTCGATCGATCCTAGTTGCAAAGTCGAATTCTGAGATTGAAGAACTTATCAAAAAATACGAAAATCAGATAAAAGAAATAAAATATAATCTCTATAAATTAGGATGGTTCATGCGTGGTTTTATGGACTATAACACAATTATGCATGTAATATCTCCAGAAGATATACGAATATTAAATGATATTGTTAAAGAAAACTTAGAAACTACAAAAGAAAGCGGAATGCCGTTTTTCTAATTAAGATTTTTCAATTTTGTCAAAAATGTACATAAGATCAGGCCTGTTAGCCTGCACATCTTTTTTGATATCATAATACATTTCTTTACATAAATTGTTTAAATCATTAAAGTCGATGTTAGAAAAGTTGTCAGTTTGCATTACACTATCTGCATCGGGATTAGCTGATTCTAAAGTAGACCGGCTAATGACAGGCACGTACAAGTCTACAAGATCCCCAAAGCCTGGATCTTTTAGTTCACACCACGAAGCAATCTCTTCTTTTGTAATAAATTTCAACATAAATCTTGCAACAGGTTCTGCTATAAAATTAGCAAATTTGTCTTGACGTTTTAAAATGTGTGCTATTGCAAATTCTGCAGCGGTTGTAACTAGTAAAGCAGCTATCCAGCCTACAAAGCCGCCAGCTGGAAAAACAAGTAATATATTTTTTAATAACTTAGAAAGTCTTACCAAGCCTATGGCAGTTGCGCCAGCACCTGCAATTAGAGCCACAGACCACCCCTGTATTAAAAAATATAATAGCATGCCAAAACTAGTCTCATTTTTCATATTCAATAATGTTGGATCTATATTTTTGTCATTTTTTGGTTCATAATTAGGCATACGTTCGCACGGTGATGCCTGTGTCCCTGGGACTTTATATGATCCTCGTACATAGCTTACTAAATTTGTTTTCCATCTGCTGAAATCTATCATTGGCGCTAAGCCAGTTAAGATTATGCCGGCTAAACTTCTAGAAAGACCACCTCCTACAAAGTTTCCAAATCCTTTCCATATACTTTTACTATTGCGTTTATATTTGTTATCATTGTCAACCTTGTCGTCTACTTCGGGCGATTTGTTAGCCTGACTCGATAATTCTGTAGTTGCTCGTTGTGCAGCTTGTTGAGCAAGTGCTCTATTTTTAAAAGTTTGATCACCTATTTTACCGTCAGGACCTTTTAACCTAAACTCATTATCAACTTTTACAACTTTGAATTCTTCTGCTAAAAATTCAGTAGCTCTCATGCCGGATCTCCGATCATACGCTGTGCTTTTCTTTCTGCCTTTGATATAGCGTCTTCAAGTTGCTGTGACTTTTCAGGATCGCTAGCTACAGCTTTGCGCATGTCGTCTAGTACTGCTTCACAAACTTGATTAAACAACTCTGCATATTCATCATCAATAATTTCTGCTAGTTGCTGCATCTGATTTGGTCTTTGCTGACTGTCAGGATTAGCAGCTTCGGGTACTAGATCTAACAATTCTAAACTAGGATCATCGTCGTCAACTTCTATACCTCCTGATACACCGCCTAATTCTAGATACATGTTTCTGCGTTGACATGCTTGATTTACATAAGCTTTTGTAGAAATTGTAGAAGCTAAGAAGCCGCCAACTTTGTTACTTAATGGTCTTAACCATTGTTCCTTGCGTTTCATAAAACGGTCAATTGCTATACTTATGATCCAACTAGCGCCTCCGCCTACTAGCACAGTTATAATTGCAGCTGGCATACCTACACCGCTACCTGCAAGTGCAACAGCAGCCATTCGAGACAGTCTCATAATAAGTTTAGAAGCTATAATTGTACCTGTGAGTGCATTTACAATTAAATTAAAAGCCCAACTTGCTAATCTTCGACTTATAGTATATCTCGTAGTAGGATCACTTGGTTTTTGGCCTGCTCTTGTTACCCATCCTTGTTGTGTAACATACCATAAAGGATTGTACTGTAGATAATCATCAAAATTTCTTGGATCAAAACTATTTAAATTACCGCCGAAGTTGGTTAAAGTGCCATCTTCAGGATGAAGCACTCCAGCTTGTGCTACTGTAAATGTCTGATCTGCATTTTCGTAGTCAACGTCTAAATAAGGATCATCAAATGGATCCCAAGAGCTGTTATCACACGGAGCAAGAGTTTTTCCAAATTCTTCAACTTTTTCATAACCAGTAAGATATTGATCCCATTGCCAAAGAATTTTTGTAATAGAGCCAACACTGATTGCAGTACCTATCCAATTGAACATAGGATGATTTGCTAGCTCAGTAAGATAAGGAGCTCTAATTTTTTGCATTGCAGCTCGATATCTTTTATTAGTAGCTAATCTTTCTTTTGCTTTTTCTTCTGGAGACAGGTTGTCCCATTGTTGCATGCGTTGTTCAATATCTGATAATTTGTCTTTAACGCCGCCAGTGCCGGGCGCACCTACTCTTGATGGTTGACTATTACCGCCTGGAGCTCCTACTGTGGGTTCTCCGGGTCTTGGTGCTCCTACATTATTGCCGGGTGGTGAAATTCGTTGAGTAGTTTGTCTTGTTGATGAATTAGGTTTAGGTGTGTTACTTTTTCCTGTATTGTTATTAGGATTTTTAGGAGCTTTGCCAGATTTTTCTAATGCTATAGCGTTTGCTTGTGCTTCAGGTCCAAGCACGCCACTAAGAGCAGCTCGGTGGGATTCATACGCAAGTGCTGCTTTTTGTTTTTGATATTTTTGATAAGACTCAATCTCGTCTGGAGTAAGATTAGGTAAACCGCCTGTAGGACGTTTGTAATCATCGTTCTCTAATAGATTATCCAACAAACGATTTTGAATATCAAAGGGGTCTCTAACAAACTGAGATTTTTTCATGAGTATTCCTTGAAGTACATTTGTAACTATTTATGTCTCAACTTCGTTGATCCAAGTCTTCGCTAACGCTCGACTATTTTACTTCGTAAAACAATTAACAAGCATAGTATCACATTTAAAACTGTACTATGAGAGATATTCCTGTAGATTAAGCTGCTCAGACGGAACCTGTTAAGGGTTCCGTCATAAAGAAAAAATTGTTTTCCTGTGAGTATCACCACCCGTGACATGGAAGTAGGTATTTAATTTTATACACACGTTCAACGGGCTCCGACCTTTCCCAACCTACATCGACATCACGCAATATGCGATACCTGTGCTCTCGTTCCTACTTGCACAGTTTTTATGAACTTGTGTGTTTTCGATTGACAGCAATCAATCTATGTTAACTTACCGCCTCTGGGCGTTGGCTTAACATGTTACGTGTTCAGGTCTTCTCCCTGACTTTTCCACAGCGGTATTGTAACTGGCCCGCTAACCTTTTGTGCTGTATGCTTGCCTACAGTTTTGTTTTACCTGTTTCATTGCCTAGATACTCCTTTAATATTTTAGAACCACCAATACGAACGTTTATAATACCGTTATAGTATTCGTCAGATTCTAAAACTCGCCTTTCAAATTGTTCTCGTGCTTCTAAATAACTTGCTATGCCTCTACTTGGACAGATATAAAGTATTTCTCTTGTAAATTTTTCTTTGCCTAGTTCTTCAATGTCTCTTAACAAATGATCTGATGAACCCCAATAGTCACGCCAATCACTTTCTACCTTAGTGCGTCTTTTTCTTTTTTTACCTTTAAGTGGTGGTTTTGTTCTTGTTGCCTTTGCGTACTTCTTGCCTACGTATTTTTTATTGTTGACTGTGTTAGTGATTAGATATACAAAGCCTTCACAATCTTGGGGTAATGAGTCTATAGCTTTGCCTTGGTAGGTCCATTCCATATAATGTTTATGGTCATTGCCTATTTGTCGCCTTCGGTCTTGGTTCTAGTAGTTCTTTTTTCGTAAAATTCAGTTTGTATTTCTTTTTGCCTAATTCGGGCCAGCTTAATGATATTTCTTAAATGTCTTCTGCCTGCAAGATGTGTTCTCACACTGTGCCTTTTATTAAAATCTGTATGAGCTTGATAATATTTTAAATATTCTTTTACTAATTGTTCATGAGTTGTTTCTGCTTCAAAGTCGTTGTCGTTTTTATCTTTGGTCATATCACTACATCCAAGTCTGTTGAGTAGGAAGTAAAGCCAGATTCTTTGATTACTTTTAGAACATGATTCACTCTGCCAATTAATTCATCTTTGTGAGAAATAAGAAATACATTTTTATGACGTTCTCTACCCATTTGTTTAATAACCCCTAAAGCATTTTCAACTCCTGCAGAATCCATGCCGCTGTCGATGAGCTCATCGATAAACAACAGGTTTACATTTTGATATAGGTTTTCCCAAACGTCTCTAAATGCAAAACTCATTCCGAGTATAAGTCTGTTTCTTTCGCCTCGACTTAGATTATCAAAATCTAAGTCTTGACCCAGCTGAGTAATTTCTACTGCAAGATCATTTTGGAATAGTACCTGATGTGGCAAGCCTAGTTTGTTTAAGTAATTTGTAAGCCTATTGTTTAGATAACTTAAATTTTGATCAATAATTTTCTTTCTAATAAAGCTGTCTTTATTAGTAAGAAGTTTTAACAAAAATTCTTGATGTTCTTGAAAGTTGGTAAGATTATTTACCGTGTCCCAGTTGATCTCTTGCAACGCAGTTAATGATAATTCGTCAATCTGTGCCTGATAAGGATCAGTTTCTTGTTGTTTTGCTTCTAAGCTGCTGCGTAAACTATCAATATTTTGCCTGTGATCGTATGCTTCCTTCATTGATTCATAAAATACTGTAGGCTTTACATCTATATCACCAATATTTTCGATTGCTGTCTTGGTATTATTGAGATTATCTGTAATTTCTTGCAAGTATTTTTTAGAATCAGCTAGTTCTTGAGACTTTTTATCTAGTATTTCTTGTTTTTTGTCTTCATGTAATGGTTGATTACATGCGTAACACACAGCATCTTCAAGATCACTAATGTCTTTTTGTATTTTTTCTACACTTTTCTTAGATCTTTCTTGTGCAATCTCAAAATTACCAAGTTCTTTGGTTAGATTTGCTAGTTCATCGGTGATTTTTTGCCAGTTTTGTAGTTTTTCGTGCGACTCGATCTCTTTTTCGATGTCTAATTTATCTAATTCAGCAATAGCAGCTTCTAAATGGTCACAATCTTGCTTCTTTTTTGCCTGCCATGCCTTTTGAGTGCGACCTAAACTACCAATTGTCTCCTCAATCTTCTCATTTGCTGACTGAATTGCTTGAATTTTTGTTGTTTCTTGGTTAATTTTGTCTTTTGATTCACGTATTTTCTCTTTTAGGGCTTCTGCCTTCTCAGAAAGTATGGTTATGCCGAGCAATTGTTCAATAATTGCACGTTGATCATTGGTTCTCATAGCCAAAAACGGTTCAGAGTATGTATTAAGAGCTACAACATGCTTAAACATGTCGTGACTCATGCCCAAAAGGTTGTTTATGTACTCTTGAGTCTTACGACTATCGCCTTGTGACTCGTCAGTAAGCTCTTGTTCTTCGTTATTCACATAAAACTTAGTAAAAGTAGGCGATCGACCACGTTCGATTCTATATTGTACATTGTTTTTTTCAAAATTCAATGTCACTAACATGTGTTTTGAGTTTGTTTTGTTAATGAGATTGTTTCTTTTGATATTAGTAAGTGCTTGGCCGTAGAGAGCATAAGACAATGCATTAATAATTGTAGTTTTGCCCGTCCCGTTTCGTGAGCCTGAGTCATCACCTCCTTGATCTAAGTTTTCACCAAGCACTAGAGTGAGCTGTTCTTGATCAAATCTCACACCTTGAGTTTGATTACCAACGCTCATAAAGTTTTTTACTGTTAAGTCTTTAATTAAAATTGTCATAATTTAGTTTTGTTTAGGATCGATACTGATTTCGTTTATACAAATGTCTTCGGGCTGCTCAAATATCCATTTAATATAACTTGCTGCTTTGTCAATGTCAAGACATTTACGATCAGGATGCTTTTCTTGATTATTTGACATGGTACCAAAACTGATATATGATACTTTAGGACCATTTGACCATACTCCGCCAATAGACATACTATTAGAATAGTCTCTCAACGCTTTCTTTTCGGCATTATAGCGCCAAACTTTACCGCTTTTCACTCTATCGGTTGTGCTTCCGACAGTTATAATGTGTGGAGTATGTTTGTTTTTAACACACATTCTATAAACTTCGTCTAATAAGTTTGTTTGATGAAACTTATATAGTGCAGCACATATGATTATTCGATCATGATCAAGAGATTCTGTTGCAAATCGAAAAGCTCCATCGTAAGAACACAAGTCATAACCAGTTGCACGACTACAATAAACCGCATCAGGATATATTTTATGTAATGCTTGTGCAACTCCAAAGTCTTTGTTACCTGAAATAATCATTATAAATCCCTATAAATGTCTAATAGCATCTTTTTGTCAAAAGATTCGGAATCAATTTCTACAATTTCACGTGACACAATTTCATCTACACTTTCAAACTTGCTAATATCTAGTTCTGTTGTAATTTCGTCAATTTGTTTTTGAGGAATAAGTGTAATTTCTCTACAGTTGTATTGTTTTACATATGTTTCTTTAATAAAACTAGCTTCTTCATATGAAATTGGAATATCAATTGACACTCGCAAATACATTTTATCTTTAATAATATCATTTTCGGGATCAAGAAGCTGTGACAACGTTACTGTTCGATACTTAGGACACGCATCCCAGTTGATATATTGAGGTTCTAGATCATTTTCCCTGTCAACAATTACCATTCCTCGTTCGTCATCCCATGCATCAGCATAGTTGTGCGGAAACGCATTACCAATATAATGAATGTTTCCTTTTATCTGACGTTTATGAAAGTGTCCTGAAAACACATATTTTTGATTTTGGAAGTGAGTAGCTCTTAGATCGCCATGTTCAGGCATTTGCACATGAGCATTCATTAAAAATGTAGGGAGTTCGAAATGTCCAAACATGTATTTTGTTTGTGAACGCTCAATTTTTTGCCATTCATTGTCAACTAACCAAGGTACTAGTGCAACATCTTCTATTTCTGTAAATTCATCTAGCACAGTTACACCTGGAATGTGTCGAGCAAAATTAGTACTACTAATGTCTCGGCGGTCTTTATAGTACAAGTCATGATTGCCTACAAACATGTAGAAGTTATCAAAACTTTTTCCTAATTTTTCTAAACATCTGACAGTGTAGTCTAGCGTAGAAATATTCACGCTACTGCGATTGTGATGCCAATCGCCACAAAAGATTCCTGTTTCGCAGTTGTTTTCTTTAGCTTGTTCTATATACCAATCCACAAACTCTTCACAGTCTGTGTTATGTGTTTTGCTATTGCTTTTTAAGCCAAGATGGATGTCTGTAAATACAGCAGCTCTTTTAAACAAAGTTACCTCAATATAAAACTAATTTATAATACTATAACGTAAAATACTATACAAGTCAATAAAATTATTTGCTAGTAACTGGATTATTTGCTTCCCATTCACGTGCCGCTTGTCTTGTATAGCTAGGAGACATGTCGTTCATTTCTAAAATATCGTCTCTTATATTTTGATTGCGTTTTTCCAAATTAATTACACGCACAAAAGAATTTGTCACTGCGGCAGTATAATAAGCAAATGGATTTTGCGATTTAGATTCATCAAACTGTAAGCCTATTTGTGTTAACTGAAGTATAGCTTGACCACGCATTTCGTCGTTATAGGTATAACCTCTTACATTGCCTCTAGTTGCATAACGTTCGCATAGTTTCATCCACATGTGAGCAAGTTTGTTTGTTACCTTGCCGTGTTGTTTATCAAAATAACCATTATCCATTCCTCCTACCCAATGTGATTTGCCTACACAGAATAAATTTCCGTCAGCGTCAAATTTAAAGTGTTGGAACGGAGGAAAATTAAGTTTAGTTTTTGTATCTGCTACAGTTTTTGGAGTTTTCTTTCTGCCTACTTCTTCAGGTACATGATCATAAGACATAACTCTAAACACTAGGTCTTCTTTTTTGATCTTTTTCCAGTTTACTTCAAATTCGGCTAGTTTTACTTTTTGACCTTCGGCTTTAGCAGCATCAAAAGCTTGAGTCTGCAAACGTTTTGCTTGATTTCTTTTTGCTTCTGCTATAGTTCTAATGTTTATTTTAGCTAGTCCTTCTTCTAACGTACCGTAAGGACCTTGTAGCGGTATAATTAAATCATATTGATTGTATTCGTTTTCAGTGTAACTACAAAAACTGCTTTTAGATTTATGAATTTCGGATAAAATGTCTTTGTTGTTTAGGTAATTGTGTTTTCTCATTAATTGTTGATTCCTAATAATGTATTTATTATAAAATATGTATATAATTTTGTCAACTAAATACAACAAAGAGGACATGAAAAATGGCAGTTGACTTTGTAGAAAATCCATCAGCTGAAGCACAACGACGTAGCAGTCAAAATCCACAAGCGACTGTTGACAATTTAACTGGTAGTTCTGTAACATATGGAGACAATACCAGCAACTACGCCGAAACTGCTGCAACTGAAACATATGATTCTAAAGATTATGTGAGTAATTTACGTAAAAGGAATATACCTGCAGGCGCAGATCCTACTCCGCTGCCGTTTAACACTGCGGCTTGGAAAGCTACAGGAGCAGCTGACTGGAGAGTAAGATTAAGTATTCCGTCTGGAGTTAACTTTGGACCTTTGCACGGAAGTTTAGCAAGAACAAATGGTTGTATGTGGCCATATACACCTAATATTACATTTGGCACAGGTGCAACATATTCTGAAATGACGCCTACTCATGCGCTATACCCGTATGTGGTTTATCAAAACAGTCAAGTAGAGCAAATATCTATTAGTGGTACTTTTACTGCACAAAATCAACAAGAAGCTACATATGTTATTGCGGCACAACATTATTTAAAAACAATGACAAAAAGTGCATATGCTAACAGTGCGTATCAAGGTTCGCCACCGCCGGTTGTATTTTTAAATGGATATGGCCAATTTATGTTCCAAAGTGTGCCAGTAGTTGTTTCAAGCTGGAATATTAATCTGCCATCAGATGTTGATTATATACAATCAAATACAGGCACATATGCACCTACTAAATGTGAAATATCATGTAGTCTTAAGGTTGCATACAGCAGAAGTAAAACACAATCGTTTAGCTTACAGAGCTTTGCTGCTAGTGGTGGAGGAGGTTTTGTATGACAACTGAATATCAAAAAGTTTTTTATAACAATGCAAGTCCCTATTTTGCAACAGAAGTAAAGAATGATCAATTTTTAAGTTATCTTACAATTAGGCCTGTTCCTGCAAGAGCAAATGATGTCCTTTACACAATAGAACCCCAATATACACATAGACCAGATTTGCTAGCTTATGATCTTTACGGAAGTTCTGATCTATGGTGGGTTTTTGCGCAGCGTAACATGAATGTTATAAGAGATCCAATTTATGACTTTGAAGCTGGCACAGAAATTTACTTGCCGCAAAGTAAATTTTTACGAGATACCTTAGGAGTATAAAATGGCAATTATAAGAACAGATGCTTCTTTATCAGACGGCGGTGAAAGTGTACAAGACATAGGTAGACCGTCTGCTGATGATAGCTGGCGTACATGGCGAGGAGAAAGCCCTGATGAATTTTTCTATTTACGAGAAAATAGACAGTTTTCAGGCAAAGGTCTTACTAATTCCGGTGGCGGAGGAGGAGGCGGAGGTCCTAGTGTAAATCCTCTACATAAGTTTGCAACCTATAGTTGGAT